AACCTCCCTAGTCGGAGGCGCATCGTTCACCTCCTCTGGCATCGGACTAATTAAGTTGAAGAACTCTGGATGATCACTCACCAGTAAATACTCATACAGTTCTTGAACCTTGGTCCTTGGACCATAAATCTCAACTTGCTGATAACAATGATTAGGCATCTTGAACCTCCAATGTTGTGAACTCGGCTAACCCTTTACGCCAATCTGTTTCATCATAATCTTCCCACTCAGGGTTGCGGCCCTCGTTAATATATTCAAGGATCATGGGAAGGGTCATGCGGTACTCACTACCGCACTCGACATCTACAAGAGTATAAACTTTACGCATCTTGCTTCTCCTTGTCTTCGATGGACCAAGTAGATAGGTCCTTGGTCATTGCCTGAAACTTCCAATAGAAATCCTCACAGTTCGACAGGAACTTTTCCGCACGGTCTTCGCTGTACGATTTGCGCATGTCATATGCAGCGTTCTTCATGCCGTGCATCATGCCGATGACAATCTTCATTTCGTTCACGGTCATGTGATCTACGTTGAAGGGGATAGTTATTTGTTTCATTTCATTTCCTTTCGTAATACTTGTTGAATGGTTGTAGAATAGTTGAGGCTGTCGATGGTGTCAACAAAAAAGATGATTACGCTGTATACGGTATTTTCCCAGAATTTTCAAAAATTTTTGAAATGAAAAATGCAAACGTGTAATCAGCGTAAACGGCGTAATCAAGACCTTATTTATATAGCTGCGTATGATTACACTTGATTACAAAAGGGGGGTAAATGATTACACTTGGATGCCCTTGTTCCGACAATATGTTTGCAGTATACTTACAACCACATGGAAAAACACTGTAAATAGCGTAATCAGGTGTAATCAATATGGCTTCCAAAAAAGAAGAGATCGAAGAAGAGTTTGGTAGGCAGTTGACCAACCGCCAAATGACCTTTGCTCAGAAGATTGTCGAGGGTATCTATTCGAATGCGGAGTGTGCCAGACTGGCAGGGTATTCTCCTGAGTTGGCAGGGAAACAGGCATCTGTTTTGTTAAATGGCAGAGACTATCCGCATGTCGTGGAATACATCCAAGAGTTAAGACAGGAACGAGAGCGGCGGTATGGTGTGTCCACCATTGGTCAGCTTGAAAGATTGCATCAGCTATCGCGTGGTGCCGAGGATGCAGGGCAGTTCTCCGCTGCAATCAACGCTGAAAAGATACGGTCAGCCCTCGGTGGTTTGACTATTGATAGACGCGAAACAATAAATACGATAGACCAACTATCGAGAGACGAGATTACGGCGCGACTTGCTGCACTACAAAAACAATATCCGCAAGCGTTCCAGATTGAAGGCAGCTATAAGGATATAACAGATGAGCAGGGGACCAGAGGCGAACTTCTGGAATCAGATACGCCAGAACTTACCGAAGAAGTGCTTCGCAACGAGGATTGAAAACAAGCACGGCGGCGGTGTGCCTGATGTCCACATAGTATGGGATGGCCTACCCTTTTGGATGGAATTGAAAGTAGCGAAAAGTAACGCGATTAAAGTCTCGGCTCATCAAGTTGCTTGGAATATGGCATATTTTGCCAGAGGCGGGGCCAATTTCTTCTTAGTAAAGGACCTCTCTACGAAGGATATAGTTTTATTTGGGGGTGATCAGGGGCCTGATTTGATACAGGGCGGTATGTCTGCGGCCCAAGGTGCGAGGTTCGAGGACCCTGCGTCTTTGTTCTGCGCCCTGCGGCCTCGTTTGGAGGCTATATACTCTGCGGCTCTGCGGCCCTGCGGCCCTGCGGCCTCGTAGTTTTATCTTATCCGGTCATGTGCCAGGGGACAAGGCAAAAGAAAAGAGGGCCGTGGCCCTCTGTCCTAGTGTTCGACGATTGCGATTGACTTGGCTTTACTGGATCCCTTGCATAACTTGCATGCGGTACACTGGACCCGACGCCCTGCCTCTTTTGATGCGGGACAAAGGGCCTCGTTTTTGTGGTCGATCTGTCCAAGGTTTGCGATAACTCGGAATGTGCGGTTGCCTTTTTCCCAATGTGCCAGGGCTTGCGCGTGGCTATCGACAGATTGCATTGCAATGTCTGGACGCCAGGGGCGTTGATGTGTGTACGCTGTCCAGGTGTCGCACTCTGCTAGCAACTCGTCCCAAACTTCGGACGGTACTGCGGCGGGGTCCCCGTATGTCCCGACTCTAACGAAACGACCGCGTCCCATGGTGCGCGGGTCGCCCTCTTTATATACGCCGCGCAAGAATGATTTAAATACAATCAAAACGCCTTGGCCTAGATTCACATAACACTTGCGGCCCTTGGCAATCTTGCGGTTTGGATCCGTGGTAACTTCGCCGCGCATTGGGCAGTTGCCACAAATAGAATAGTCCGCGCCAGTCTTGCTTGCTTCTAGCGGGTTGATGTCGCTGCGCAATATGTAGGTTTGCACAACGTGTCCGGTTTTAGTGTTGCGGTTTGAGTATGTCGCGATGACGACAATGGGCTTTCCATCCAATAGGCTAGGCCCGTTGTAGATGATAGCTGATTTCATAATGTTTCCTTTCTAGTTAACGGTTTGATTGTACGCCAGGCACAACCAAAGAACAAGTAAAAAGTTTTCTAAACTCTGCGGCCCTGCGGCCCTGCGGTTCTATTGTCTGCGGCCTGCGCCCTGCGGCCCCGCCGCTGTATTATAAAAGAAAGAGGGGCCTTGCGGCCCCTGGTTCATGGTGCGGTGATGACCTCCTGGTCGATCAGTTGTTGGGCCATCCTGCCGAAGGATCCTTGGAGGGACCAGGCTAGGCCGGTGTCCACCAGGTATTGCCAGGCTTCGATCTGTGTTTCCTGGTCGGTTTCGATGTCGCCTTCTGCTATTAGGACTGCGTTGATTGGTGTCATTTCCATATGTAAATCGGGGGACCTTTCGATCCCCCGCCTCTCTTAAACTCGATCTAGCATGTTTTCAAATTCGCGCTTCGCTTCTTCGACAGTCGCGCGGCGGAGTGCTTTCAACTTGGATGCAAGACCTTTTGCTTTCCAGTTGTTGGACGTATCGTCATTGATCAACTGGTCCAATGTCTCGATCAATTCGTTGATCTCACCAAGATCCACATCGACCTTGACCTGCATTGTGTGTTCTAGAACGTATGATTTTTGCATTTTAAACTCCTTGCGTAATCATTAACGAAGCACCATTGCTTCTGATACCTTGATAGCATGGATCCAACAAGCAGGCAACAACCAATCCACAAAAGTGACGTAACGTAACGAACTCAACCTCTGCGTGTGCCCTGCGGTCCGGCTGGCCTGCGGCCCAACAAAAAACCCTGCGGCTTTGCAAGCCGCAGGGGATCAACGAAAGGAGTGCCCATCACCCCGGGCCAGGGATTCTATTTACTTTTGATGTTCTTCTAGTTCGCGCCAATCAACTTCGGCTAGGCATGTGCTTATAAAATCAGATGTCAGCCCGTTTTCTGGGCGTTCTTCGTCTACGATCTCGTGTACAAATTCGCTTATCTCTTCCGCACATAATAGGTTACATTCTTTGAGCGTATCCCCCAGCCATAGGTTTACAAGCCATGTCTCTTTATTCTTAAAGCCGTTATACATTGTCTTTCCTTTCTAGTTGAATAGCCCCCACCGCGTAGACCTCATATATCGGAGCGGTGGGGGCGGGGTTTGATTAACCGATGACGGGTGCGCCGTACTCATCCATCCATTCTGGATCAGCGTCGATCAGTGCGCCGTTGCGCGTGACTTCACGGGCATAGGTATCGCCCATCTCATATGATCCGTCTGGCATATGGGGTGATGTTGCTGCCACAAACCAACGGGCATATGGGTCATCGCGTTCCGCGCTGGAATGCTTGTAAGTCTTTAGGACTTTCCATGTCCACCCATATGGGCTGGTATATACCGCGTATGGTTGATCTGCTTTACGTGTTTTTCCGAATGTAGTTCTAGGCATGTTCTTTCCTTTCTGATGATGCTGGGGGCCGTAGCCCCCAGTGTTAGATATCGTGTTTTGATTTGGCTGGGGTTACGTTGTTGATCAAGTGTAACCAAGCCTTGCGTCTATCATGTTCGCTTTTCCATCCAAAGAAGCCTAACACGGCGAAGGGTAGAAATGTGACAATCAACGCAGCGATCAGATCCATGTTGTTTCCTTTCGTATTGCTGATACAATGGTTGTAACATAACAACAACCAGTCGTCAAGTAAAAAATTAAGGGGGCCGAAGCCCCCTTTCCTTTATGCTAGTTTATCAAATTCTTCGATCAGCTGATCATACATTTTCGCGGCTTCTTCGTTACGTCCCGCGTGTAGCATCATGAACATGAACTCTAGTTTGAACTTTAGCTTGTTACCTAGTGTGTGCTTCGTGTTCTCGACTGCTTCGTTGTAT